ACCTGGAGAACGGCGGCGTGACATACGGTGCTGAATACACCATCGCCTGCACTTGGGCCGCCGAGTCGAAGCAGATGCGAGACGCCACCGGTGCGGAGTTCGTCAGCAACTACATCATCTGGTCTGAAGACGCCCGGCCCAAGTACCGCGACATGATCCTGCTGAACACGGACGCCGCAACCGACTGGCAGGAAATTCGCAGTCACATGGAGTGGGACATGAACATGTTCAACGACGTGCCCGATTACAGGACGGTGACTTGATGCCTATCCGTGGATTGGAAGCTGCCAAGCGCGCTAGCCGCGCCATCTTCTCGCGCATCACGGACACGTTGACCGAGCAGACGGTGACGGAAATTTGCATCATCGGCGCGGGCTACGCCTCAGTTCTCACCCCCGTGGATACCTCTGTGCTGATCAACAGTCAGTATCGCGAGGTGAAAGGTGGGTTCACAGGGTTCACAGGCCGCGTTGGCTATACTGCCGCGTATGCAGCAGCTGTCGCCAAGGCTACGGGTAAACTCAAGGGCCTGCCGCGCCCCGGCAACCGGGGTAACTACTGGGATCCAGGTGGCGAGCCTGATTTCCTGGTTAAGGGTTTCGAGCGTGACGGTAAAGCCGACATTGCTGCAGCGGTTAAGCGAGGGATGCGAGTATGACGCCCTATGACGATTTCGTCACCTGGTTCAACGAAGCACCCGGCGCATCGGCCTACACGCGCGCCCGTGGCGAATGGAACGACAGCACCTTGGCCGCCGACAAGCGCTTTGCGGTATTCCAGTTTCAGGGCGGCCCGAAGCCGGACATTGACCGCTACAGCGTCACCGTGGACGTCACGCTGCTGGGCAAGAAACAGGAGCGTCAAGTTGCTGGCGCACTTTCGGACATTGAGGATTTTGCGTATAATCTGGTGCAGCGGTCTATGCAGAGCTTTTGCAGCGGTCGCATCACAGCAGTACGCTCGATAGGCATTGTCACCGGGCCCGGTTTCACCACTGAAGATCGACCCTGGTACAAGCTGTCGTTCATGCTGTTGGGAATTGACGCCCTCTAGATACAAAGGCCCGAGATGCAGCGTCCAAACCTCGCCCACAAATCAGGTGTCTACCAGATTCGCAATCTGGAGAACGGTAAGCGCTACATTGGAAGCTCGATCCGCTTGCGCACGCGTTTTGCAGAACACCTCACTAGGCTCAATCAGCAAACTCATCCCTGCAGGTACCTACGTTCCAGTTGGCGTAAGTACAGCGCCGAAACCTTTGCTTTTGAAGTGTTGCTCTACTGTGAGCCTAAAGACGCAGTCTGGTTCGAACAGCAAGCCATCGACGCGTTGAATCCCGAGTACAACACCTGCCGCGTGGCGGGTTCCACTCTCGGGACAAAACGGACCGAAGAAGATAAGGCTAAAATGCGTCAAGCTCGCGCAGGGTTTAAGCCTTCCCCGGAACACCTGGAAAACATGCGGGCAGCCTCTGCTTTGCGCCGAGGGGTGAAAAGGCCGCCTCGGACACCCGAATGGTCCGCGAATCAATCTAAGTCGATGAAAGGGCGAAAGGTAACGTTCTCGGAGGAACATAAAAAGAACCTAAGCCAGGCTTTGCTAGGTAACAACCGATGGCTAGGCAAAAAGCACTCAGCCGAGACTCGGAAAAAGATTTCATTGGCGCAGGTCGGAGGAGGCCGGTTCTCTGATCAGGAAGTACTGGAAATTAGGAAGCTTGCTGTTGAAAAATGGACCCATGCGCAAATCGCGTGGTGCTATGGCGTTTCGCGCCGCTTAGTCGGTATGATAGCCGCGAAGAAAGCATATGCTTGGGTTACCGAGCAAAATGAAAACACTTGACTTGAGGTAACCCAAAATGGCCGGATGCGAAAGCTCAGCCTTTGTCGGTCGCGAGACGACTTTGGAATTTTCCATCGGATGCTCTGATAGTCTCCCGCTGGAAGCCGATTGGAAGTTCATCGGCGCACTGCGCAGCAACTCCCTGGGTACTGAGTACGACACCGTCGATGCTACCGCAGACGATTCCAAGAATCAGCTCCGCGAAATGCTGGCCACCTTCAAGACGGTCACCATCAGCACCGATGGCGTGGCGCGCCGCAAGGACACCGCGACCGTGAACCAGGTGGCGCTGCTGAAGCATTACCTGAACCCGGTTGCCACCAATGGCCAACCTGTTGTGTGGCTGCGCCGTACTGACCCACGGCTGACCATCGTCGCGTACTACCTGATGTCGACCTATGACCTGGAGGCCCCGTACGACGAGGTCAGCACCTTCAGCATTGAAGCCTCTACCACGGCGTCGGACTTCGGTCTGATCGTCACTGACACTCCGGTGGTGTAATCATGGCAGCCATTAAAGCGATTCAACCGTTCGGCCAGGTCGGCAAGTTTGCCGTGGCTCCCACTGTGCTGACAGGCGCAGACACGCTGACGTACAGCCCAGGCAAGCAGCAAACCCTGTATCTGTACAACACCACCGCCGGCACAGTGACCGTGGTCATCGACGGTTCGCTCGTGACCACGGTGTCGCCATCAGGCCAAGGCGGCTCGATCGACAACAGCGCGGGTTACTCGATCGCCATTGCGGCCGGTACCGTACAAGCTGTGGCGCTGCAGAACATCCGCAACTTCCTGCAAGGTGTCGTCAATGTCACCGGCGGCGTGGCTGGTGTGCTGGCGTGGGTTCAGGAAAACTGACCTGACACTGTTGCACCCTGAGAGCCTGCCCGTCACACGGCGGGCTTTTTCATGCCTTGTGATATGCTGCACGCATCAACCGGGAGCACCCTCATGAGAGTTCTAACCGGCATCGGCGAGCAAGGCATCAGTGTGGGCGACCGCCGCGTAGTGCTGCGCCCGTCCCTGCTCAATATGACGCGCATCGGCGACCCGAAGCTGATCGTAGAGACATTCGTGGACGTGTGCGGCCAGCCGAAGCTGAGCGGCAACTACTGGGTTGACGAGCAGCAGGTGAAGCGCTGGCGCCGTCGGCAGTTCGATGCGGCGATGCACGTGCTGCACTGCTGCGCCGAGGAACCACTGCACGACCTGATCGGCCACGTGAACGAGCGAGGGCGCTACGTGCGCGGCGCGCTGCCGATGGAAGATATCGTGGGTCTGGCCTACGGTCTGCTGAAACACGGCATCCTGGGCGACGCGGTTGCAGACAGTCGCACCGCCAGCAAGAAAGACTACAGCAACGAGTTCAAGGCGCGGGACATTGTGGCGGCCGCCATGGCACACTTGGGCGCATCCGAAGACGAAGCGTGGAACATGACCATGACCAGCTACATCGCCGCCATGCGCGCCAAGTTCCCGCCGCCCGCTGACGTCAAAAAGCCGCTGACCGAAGAAGAGTATGACCACGTGTCCGACTGGCTTGCTCGCGTCAATGCTGCCCGTGCAGGAGCCGCAGCATGAGCGAGAACGTAGGCGGCATCTACTACGAAGTCGACATGGACACGGCCGCCGTCACCAAGGGCGCGGACAAGGTCAATCAGGCCCTCGACTCCGTGGGCAAAGGTGCGGACAAACTCGACAAAGCGATGAACGATGCCGCTGGCGCCATGACGAAAGCCGGTAAGGCGACCGAGTCGGAAGCTGCGGCGCTGCGCAAGCTGCTCGGGCAGATCGACCCCACCGTGGCGGCTACCGGGCGCCTTGAGGACATGCAGGACCAGCTCAACGCTGCCTATCAGAAAGGGTTGCTCAGCACCAGCGCGTACGAAGCGAACCTGGCCAAGTTGGACGCCCAGTTCAAGAAGCTGGAGCCGAGTACGTCGCAGGCGTCAAGTAGCGCCAAGGGCTTCGGGACGGCGCTCAAACCACTGGCGGGTCTGGTGGCGGGCGTCATCACCGTCAACACGCTGAAAACCTGGGGCGAACTCGCTGAGCAGTTCACGCTGCTGCAATCCCGGATCAATCGACTGAGCCCCGACCTGGCAACCGGCGCTGAGGCTTACAAGCAGCTTCTCAGCATCGCCGGGCAGACGGGCCAAACGCTGCCGGCGACAGTGAAACTGTGGGAAACCCTCACTACCAGTCTCAAAACCCTGGGCGCAAGCAACAGCGACGTGCTGGCGCTGACCGGCGCTTTGCAGAAGATCGGCAAGATCGGCGGCAGCAGCGCTGAGGAAACCGCGAACGCGCTTCGGCAGCTGGGCCAGTCGCTGGCCGGCGGAACGCTGCGCGCCGAAGAGTACAACAGCATTGTCGAGCAGACGCCTGAGCTCATTCGCCAGCTTGCTGCAGCCTCGGGCCGGAGCATGGGCGAATTTCGCCAAGCCATGCTGGACGGCAAGATAACGTCGCAAGAGTTGTTCGACCTGCTCCTGCAACGGGTGCCGGCGGTTGATGCAGAGTTCCGCAAACTGCCACGTAGCGCCAGTGACGCGGGCAATGCCGTTGTCGTCGCGTTTGGTGCGGCCATCTCCAAGCTGGACCAGGCAATCGGTGCAAGCAAGGGTTTGGCCCGGGCACTGGATCAGATCGGGTATGGTGTGGCCACATTGGCGGGGGTCAACACTGCCCAGGACGATCTGAACGCATTGCTGCGCGAGCGGCAGAAGATTCTCGACGGTCTCAATTACCAAAAAGACTCGTGGTTCCCTGATAAAAATGCGGTATCCCGGTTCGAAAAGTACCTGACCGACATCAACGTCAAAATTGCGGCGGCGGAAAAGAACCTTGCGGACGCCAACAAACCCGGGCCGACTGCGCCCCGCGCCGCTGCCACCACGACGCCCGACGGCCAAAAGGCTATCGAGCAGCTTGCCGAGCAGAATGCGCAGATCCGCGCCCAGGGCGAAGAGCGGGCCAAGGTCATCGCCTTGCAGAAACTCGGGGCGAATGCCACTCAGCAGGAGCGTGATCTAGCGGTAGCGCTGGCCGTCGACACCTATAGATTGCAGGAGGCGGAGAAGACGCGCGCGAAAGCGAAGACGGACGCCGCAGCGGCTGCCAAAAAAGCGCAAACGGAACTGCAGAGCCAGATTCTGAAGGACGCTGAAGCCGAGCAGCGCGCCAACGAGCAGAACGATAAGGCTATTGCCTCACTGGCCGAACGACTGCACCAGGCTGGCCTGAGCGGCAAGGAGCTGGCCGAGGCGCAGGCCGTGCTGAGCCTGAACAAGTACGCTACCCCTGAGCAGGTGGCGCAGGTCAAGCAATTGGCGGATGCCCTGTATGGCGTGCAGCAGGCCCAGGCCAACAAAC